GGTCCACATGGACACAACCCGGACAGCCTGGTTTCTTGATAACTGACGATATAGTCTTTTATAAAGTCATAACAGGCGGAGACAAGTACGATCAACAGGTATACGTTGAGCAAGGAACAACCCTATACAATGCCAATTACACAAGGGTAATTACCTTGGTAATGACTGCATATGGTCCAAGCGCACCCGACAACCTCGAACGGATAAGAACTTGTTTTATAGCTGGATTTGGAACCCTCAATCTTAAAAAAGCAAGAATATTCCCAGTGATCAACCCTTCAAACGTGGTGAGAATGCCTGAGTTATTTGAAGGTCAGTTTTGGGAAAGGGCAGACTTTTCAATCATCATGTATGCCGAAGAAAACACAAGCCTAGATATACCGGAAATAGTATCAACAGAAATAACCGTCATTGCAGATGACGATGAAAGGAGAACGATAGATGCCTAGTTTGTCTCTCACACCTATCATTGATGTAAACATCATTTCAACACCAGTTTCCGTTGGGGGCCTTGATTTTAACCTTGGGTTGATCATTGGCGATTCAACGCACATTACAACCGCCACAAGAACAAAGCTTTATGCTTCAACATCAGAGATGCTTGCAGATGGTTTCTTGATTACAGAGCCTGAGTATTTGGCGGCAACTGTTTATTTTGCTCAAGTGCCAAAACCAAACAATGTGGTTATTGGTCGATTTGATTCGACAACGCCAGAAACAATTGCTACTTGCTTAAACGATTGCAGAGCCAAAAACCCAGACTGGTACGCTTGTTACATCACAGAGCCAACCGATCAAATCATTACGGATGCGGCTATTGTTATTGAAGCCATGGACCCACCTTCATTTATGTTTGCTGACACAGACACCGCCGCTGTTTCTGCTGGCACAGCTGGCAACCTTGCGGAAGTTTTAAAAGGCCTTAAATATCAAAGAACACTTTTGCAGTTTTCGTCCGTTGCAAATGCAGCCGCTGCCATCATGGGTTACGCCATGGGCGCAAATGGATTTGACAAACCTTCTTACACGCTCATGTTTAAACCAGAGGTTGGCATTGCTGTAGAAGCTTTAACAACTGCACAGGTTGCAACAATCGAAGGCAACAACGCCAACGTCTACATCAACCGTGGCGGATATAGCATCTTTGAAAAAGGCGTTACACCTTCTGGAATTTTCTTTGACGAGATTGTCGGACTTGATATGTTGGCTCAAGACATTAAACTTTCTGTTATGGACCTGTTTACCTCCACTCTCAAAGTTCCGCAGACAGAGGGTGGCGTGACTCAAATTGTATCCACCATTACAAAACCTTGCGAAAATGCAGTCACAAGAAACTTTATTGCTCCAGGTCTTTGGACTGGCGCAACAATCTCTGGTGTTGTGGCTGGCGATACTTTACCGCTTGGTTATGTCATCATTGCCGGATCAATCAACGATCAATCCCAAGCAGACAGAGAAGCCAGAAAATCACCGCCAATATCTGTTCTTGTCAAACTTGCAGGGGCTATCCATTCAGCGGTAATCAACGTCTACGTCAACAGATAAGGGGGTTTAAATCATGGCTTTCACAACATATTCATTTGCGGACATTTCTTGTATCATCACGCACCCAGCACTTGGGCAACATACTGTTGTCGGATCTGGCGCAAAAAGTATTTCAATCTCAAGACTCAATGACTCAACATCTCACGACCTAGCGGCTGACGGTTCAGTTCTTGTGTCTAAGATGGCATCACCAAACGGAAACATCATCATCACAGCGCACCAAACAAGCCCTCTCAATCAGTTCTTGACCAAGATGGCTAACTATATCAAGACTGCACCATCAAGCGAATTTGCGGCTGCTAACATCGTTGTGCGTGCCCCAAACATGAAGAAACAAATCACTTCCATTGGCGTGTCAATTCAGAAGATTCCAGACGAGAACTTTGAAGCGGCTGGCGGTACTGTTGCTTGGACACTCATGGCAGCATCAATCACAAATGAGGTAATCTAATGAACATCAAAGAGAGAGTCATCAAGAAACAAGTGGAGATCATGGGCAGAAAGTTTGTAGTTGAAAAGATGAACGCCTTGAAAGGTTCTTATGTTGCATTTCAGATTTTGACCAAAACACTACCCATGGGACTGGCTGCAAAGACAGGCATAAGTTTGCCTTCTGGCAACCAGTCAATGTCCATGTCTGAATTTATTGAGTTGCAGACTTCCCTTTTATCTTGCATCAAAGAAACCCTTAGGGGCGGAGATACAAAGATACTTGATGAAGGCGGAAACTTTGGCGTTGAAGAATTAGAAAACAATGCGCCACTCCTTATGCGATTGACCATAGAATCAATCGTGTTCAATTTCTCGGATTTTTTCGAAGGAGCCCTCTGGAAAGACTTGCTACCTCCGCAACTTTCTATGATCCTCTCAGGGCTCCTAACGTCAATGAATTTCTCTATGCCCCGATCGCAGGAGGATTCTGGCGACAGCACGAACTCTGGGACGGCACCTACAACATAGACGATCTGATGGACATCGTTGAGGTCATGATCATTACAAAAGAAAACGAACGAAGGGCCAACGATGCGGCAAAGGAGGCACAACAGAGATGACAGACGTTTTAAAGGAATACCTTGTCAAACTCGGATTTAAAATTGACAATAAACAGTACAACCAATTTAAAGGCCTTTTGAATCAAGCTGGGGTTGACACTCAAACATTCTCTTTGGGAACCATAATGAGTATGGGCGCAGCATCCTTGGCGCTTGCATCTTTTGTTGTATCGGCTAACGCTGGCATAGCTTCCTATCTGGGGAGCCTTGCCAAGGCCGATATGGATACAGAGCTGTTTGCAAAGAGAATGTGGGTAACCGCAGAGCAAGGGAAGGCTATACAGGAATCATTAAAAGCCACAGGGCGATCCATGGAAGATGTGTGGTTCTCTCCTGAGCTAAGAGAACAATTCATAGAACTTCAAAAGGTTGCAAGAGAAGTTGCCACACCGCAAGACTTTAAAACAGGAATGAAAGACATTAGAGATGTGCAGCTTGAATTTATGAAGCTTAAAGTCATCATGGCTTATATGTCTCAACACGTTGGAATGTACCTTACAAAATATCTGGCCGTTCCGATTGCAAACATCAAAAAAGCCATGGTTGATTTTAACGCATACCTCAAGACAAATATGCCGAACATTTCAAGCAATATAGCAAAATTCCTTGCGGTAATTGTAAGAGTTGGCGAGACTGCGGTTTGGGTAATTTCTTCACTGGCCAAGATGATCAACTCCTTGCCAGATGGAATTAAAATGGCGGGTGCCGCTGCTCTCGGACTATTTGCGGTATTCGCTTCCGGTCCTGCTGGAATGATGCTTGCTGGGCTATCTCTGATCATGTTATTGCTTGAGGATTTCTATACTTATTCTCAAGGCGGCAAATCCGCATTCCCTGAGATGTGGGGATGGATATCTGGTACGTTTGGAGAAGGCACTAAATTTGCAGAGGAATTTAATACAGGAGTTAAAGCTTTAGACGATACTCTCAATGATCTGTATGAAACCCTTGGACAAATTTATGATGCGTTTAACAAAGAAGATGTGTTTGGAAATTTGATCAAAGCTTTTGGATCTTTATTTGAACTTGGGTGGTCCTTAAATGAAGCCATGGGCGGCATACTTGAAAGCATGATTGGTTTGTCTGGTGTTGATTTAAGCAATTTAGGACTAGGAAAAGCATCCCAAGACATCTTTGGAGCAACTAGCGATTTCCTAAAATCATTTACAAGTGGCGTTGAAGGTGTTACCGATTGGATTAAAGGCGTCAGCCCTGTTCCTCAGTCTTCAATAGGCGGGAGCAATTCAGTAAGCCAAACAATCCAAAACACCAACAATATATATGGATCAGATGCTTACGCAATCGGTGCGCAAGTGGACAACAACTGGAAAAACTTAATGATGATGCGTGATTTTAGGGGGGTGTTCGTGTAATGGTATTTTTGCCCGAGTCATACAAGAACTTGCCCACCAGAATCAGCGAATTGGTCTTGGTGAAAACAAACATCGGGGCCTATTTTTTTGATGCTTTTCTGAGTGTTGCGCATTCAAGCAAGCTTAAAATAACAGAAAATCCTGTGGAATCCGGCTCAACCGTTGCGGACCACGCATACATGGAGCCAAGAGAATTGACTATGGAAATAGGAATGAGTGATGTGTTGACGTCTCTTGTTCCGGGTCAATTCAATACAGGTTATACCAGAAGCGTTTCCGCGTATCAGACGCTCAGACAAATGCAAATAGACCGCATACCTCTGTTTGTCCACACTAGGCTAGATTCATATCAAAACATGCTTATACAGGCCATCAGCGCACCAGATGACAAAAACACTCAATTTGGTTTAAGGTGTAGCGTTACACTGAGAGAAGTCATCATATCAAGCGTTAAATTTGTCCCCGTATCTGCCGATCCCCAAGTAACCAATTCATCAAATCAAGGTCAAGTCGTTCCGCAGACGCCTCAAGAATCAATGCTGTTTCAACTAGGGTTATTTGGAACAGGAAAGAACCAAGTATCAACAGATTACTCATGGCCAGTTAACGGAAACTTTAAAATATCGTCAGGCTTTGGAAGGCGAATAGATCCAGTGACCTTCCTTCCGAAGATACACAACGGCATAGACATACCAGCACCCAAAGGAACGCCCGTAAGAGCATCCAAAAGCGGAATAGTCACCTTGGCAGGGCCAACAAGCGGTTACGGTAACGCAGTCAAAATAGACCACGGAAACGGATACACTTTATACGGACATAACGACTCTATCCTGGTTACCGTCGGGCAAGAGGTATCACAAGGCCAGTTTGTTGCCAAAGTCGGAAATACAGGCAAATCAACAGGCAATCACCTTCACTTTGAAATAAACGAAGGTGGAACTTTTCAGAATCCACAAAAATTCTTTAAATAAGGCGGTGAAGAAATGTTTTTAGTACCAGTAACATCACAACCTAATCAAACAATATTCTTCACCGCCACGATCAATGGCGCAAATATGACCCACGAACTGGTTTTAAAGTTTGTGGATGACACATATTGGACCATGGACATACTTGATCACATTACAGGCACAACCTATTTGACTGCAATACCGCTTGTTCCCGGCGAAAGTCCTGCTCAAAACATCCTAGAGGCGTACGACTCGCTTAGAATTGGGTCAGCTTACATTGTGCCAACGGATAACTTGCAGACTGATGGACCTATAACGGACAATCTTGGCACATCATGGGCGTTGCTCTGGGATGATAATTACAATGTCGTTAACCCCAAACAGCTAGACACAGATTACATTTTGGTGTGGGGATCATGAGACAGTTTCTTAGGAAATATAGGGTTACAGTCATAGCAAACGGCACAGGTATAGAGGTTTCGGACCTTAGATGCAAATTCAGAGTTGAAAAACAATGGGCTATGCAACCAAACATGACAACCGTGGCAATATACAACCTTTCCGCAAACACAGAGAACGCCATAATCAACGGAGCGGACGGCATGCGCATAGAGGCCGGGTATGAAAACGGTCCCTATGGCGAGATATTCAGCGGTAATATCGTGCAGTTTGTAAGGTCAAAAGAGGAATCAACGTCTTATGTGCTTACAATTCTGTCTTTGGATGGAGACAATTTCTTTAATTTTGGTACTGTGGCCTTTAGTTTGAACAGAGGTATTGGACAAAGGCAACAGATTGAGCAGATCGCAGAACGGTGCAACATTCCTGCAACCATTGGGGATATATCGGGAGCCAATGACGATAAACGCCTTAAGCGCGGCAAGGTATTCTTTGGAGCCGCTAAAGATTATTTGAGAGATTCAAGCAAGACATCCAATGCGGTTTTCGGAATAGACTCTGGCGCAATCAATATGCAGTCCGTTGGTAACGCGCCAATGACTCAAGCTGTAGAACTTAATTCAGAAACAGGCCTTATAGGTTTTCCTTCTCAAAACGACCTAGGGGTCACTTGCAAATGTCTTTTGAATCCTCAAATAGTGGTTGGCGGACTTATAAAGCTTAACAGCGCAGACATCAACCAAAAGCAAATATCCATTGGTCAGTTTTTAAGGCCTCTTACGGCAGACGGTATTTACAGGGTTATAAAACTTGTTATTGTTGGTGACACAAGAGGATCTGATTGGTACACTGAAATAGAGGGCATTGCGCAGGGCGAGCAGCTTATACCGGGTCTTATGCCGACCGCCACATCTAATCTAATGTAAAGGGGTGAATCAATGCCAATTCAACAATCGCCGGGCATGGGCGAACGTCAACAAGACATGCAAGAAGGATTTAGAAGGCTTATTGATAACCTCAATGGTCAACTGAGGGTAGCGATGCCAGGAATCATAAAGGCTTTTGATCCGTCAGAACAGACGGTAACGGTGCTTTGTGCCGTGAGAGAAAGAGTCATAGGGCTTACAAAGAATATTGAGTATATTGAGATCCCTTATCTTTTGGATGTGCCCGTGGTTATGCCTAGGGCGGGAGGGTTTTCAATCACCTTTCCAATTCAAGTTGGTGATGAATGCCTAGTTATATTCTCGGACGTGTGCATTGATGCGTGGTGGGCTGATGGTGACGTGCAAAACCCTATAGAGTATAGAAGACATGACTTCTCTGATGCCTTCGCTATATTGGGTCCGTGGTCTCAACCAAGGGTATTAACGAATTACTCAACAACAGACCTAGAAATAAGAAACGATGCCAAGACATCTATGATCAAAATATCCAACACCGAGATCAATATTATTTCGCCTACAGTCAAAGTTAATGGGGTGCCAATATGAGGTACAGAAGATTAGACACAAATGGAGATTACACCTTTGGTCAAAACAATCAAAACTTTGTAGTGGATGCAGAATCTGTTAAACAAGCGATTTATACCAAAATTAACCTTCTATATGGGGAGTGGTGGGAAAATATTGAGGATGGTCTTCCTTTCTTTGAGCAGATAGCCGGAAAGTTTGGGACTGCTGAAAATCTCAATAGCGCGGATCTGGTCATCAGAGAAAGAATCATAAATACCGAAGGTGTTTCTCAAATAATTGAGTATCAAGGTACTTTTGATTCTCAAAATAGGACCTATTCGGTGTATACTAAAGTTAATACAATATACGGCGATTTTACAATGGAGGTGAACTTCTAAAATGTCCTATTTCCAACCTTATATAGATTCAACCGGAATTCACGTGCCGACCTATCAAGACATCCTTGATCAATTGGTATCGCAAGCAAAAAGCATCTTCGGAAATGACATTTATTTAGAAAACGACTCTCAAGACTATCAATGGATTTCGATCAACGCAAAAGCAATTTCGGATTCATTCAATGCTGCAGTTATCGAATACAACCAGAGGTCCCCAAGGTCTGCTATTGGTGCCGGTCTTTCTGGTTTGGTCAGAGTCAACGGAATGACAAGAAACCCAGCGACTTACTCAACGTGTCCCCTTAAAGTATCAGGTACTTTTGGGACAACGATCAACAACGGAATTGTTCAAGACATCACCGCTAATCAATGGTATTTGCCAGCGTTAGTTACTATACCGGCACTTGGTTACGTCTATGTAACGGCTATTTGCGCAGTAACTGGACCCATAACCGCATTGATTGGAGAAATTAACGCCATTGTTACACCTACCCTTGGTTGGTCTGCGGTGACAAACGAAGTTGCAGCTGTTCCGGGTTCTGCTCAAGAAACAGACGCGGCGCTTAGAGCGAGACAAAAAGTGTCAACTTCTTTGCCATCAAGAACAATTTTAGAGGGAACTCTTGGCGCAATTCTTGAAGTTGACGAAGTGACAAGGGCTAGAGTATACGAAAACGATACAAACGCCACAGACTCAAATGGACTGCCGGCACATTCAATTTCTGCCGTGGTAGAAGGCGGACTTTCAACCGATATAGCAAACGCCATTTTCTACAAGAAAAATCCCGGTGTTTATACTTATGGAACCACTACGGTTTCAGTAACTGATTCATATGGAACTGTAACAGACATTAGATACATTATTCCAACCTATGTGGATGTTAGGGTTACCGTTACAATAAAGATGCTCACAGGGTACTCTAGTGCATACAAGGATGCCATAAAAGCAAACTTGCTTGCATACCTCAACGGATTAAACATAGGGGAAACAGTTTTTAATTCCTCTTTGTGGCAAGCTTCGTTATCAGCGGCTGATAGTTTAAACAATCCAACATTTTCAGTTCTTGGCGTGGTGGCTGCCGAAGGAGCCGCCGCTCAAACTACCGCAAATGTGGTTGTTGCGTTTAATAAAGTTTCATCCGGTCAACTCGTTTACATGGTGGTAGTTGAAACGTGAGCACTGATCGTTATATTGCATTAGTTCCTTCGGCTAACTCAGACAAAACAAAATTCATAGCGTGGTTAAATGCCACGCTTGGACCTCTTGACTCAATTTACGAACTGCTTAAAACGATGTATACTTATTTTGACATAGATGTTGCGGTTGGCAATCAACTTGACATCATTGGAGAATGGGTTGGGGTATCAAGAACGCTCAACTTTCAACCTGTATCAGGTCCAGCGATCATGACGGATGCGGTATACAGAAACGTCATTAAAGTCAAGATAAGTAGTAACGCGTGGGATGGAACTAATGAAACTTATGTCCCTCTTTGGAATTTAGCTTTGCCCGGAATCCCAATTATCTACACGGACAATCAAGATATGAGCATTTCTATTGTTACGCTTACCTTGCCTGACCCTTACACAACAGAGTTAATTCAAAACGGATATTACGCAATCAAGCCACAAGCTATAAATCTTAATTTTGCGGCAGTTCCTCTGCTTTTTGCATACGATGCAGCAAGTTTGTCTCCTACAGAATACGGCGGATACGATAATGGATATTATTTATAAGGAGGTCTAAACCGTGGCAACCAATTCATTTTTAAAGTTTAACGAGTCAAACACAAACATTCAGACGTATGCGCAGTATCTTGCGGCTACAGAGCGCCTGAATGGTTTTCCTTTTGGGAGCAAGCCATCGAGCATATTGACCAACAGAAACTATAGAGACAACGCAGCTATGGTTTATGCGCTTGGTGAATTCATGAAGAACCAAGGATACAACGCTGATCCTGACGATATACTCACGCTTATATCAAATTTACCGTTGGCAATAAAAAATACAAGCACAACGCTTTTGCTTGTAACGTCTGCATCGGCAACAGATACTTACGTTGTAACAGAGCCAAGAATAACGGCGTTAACGGACGGCCTTGCTTTGCTTTTTAAACCAACAGTGGTCGGGAATACCGGTGCAGCTACTATTGCAATAGGCGCTTTGGGTGCGAAAAACGTTGAGGTTATTAAAAACGGAGCATACGCAAGTCTTTCGACTGGCGATGTGCTTCAAAATGGAATTTATCAAATCACACATTCAACAACCAGAGGGACTTTTATACTTGAGAACCCATCGGGTGTTGTTGTCGATTTGGACTCAACGCAAACGTTGGCAAGCAAAACATTAACAGCGCCTAAAATTGCATCAGGTGGGTTTATTGCAGATGCAAACGGAAACGAATTGATCAAAGCCTCTTCGGTTGTGGCAAGCGCAGTAAATGAAATTACAGTAACAAACGCTATTGCTGGTCAAGCGCCTTCTTTTTCTGCTACAGGTGGCGATTCAGTTATAGATGTAAACCTTATACCAAAAGGGGCAACGGGAAGGGCAACAGTTAACGGAAGGAATTTGGTTTCAAAATATATCACTTTGGCCTCTAGTTTTTCTCCTGCAAACGCCTCTTATGTAGATAGTACGCTGTTTCTACCTGTTGTATCGGGTAAACATTACCATTTGGAATTGATAACCAACGCATCAAAGGGAGCTGCGTCCGTTGCAGAAATATCTCTATATTTAAAAACAGGAGCCGGAACAATACTTGGTGGATTTGTGGGGGATACAACGTCCGCGTCTGTTGTTGTTAACAATCTTGATGCAATAGGAGCAGTTGGGCTTGCCGGTAGTTTTGTTGCCCTTACGGTCGATACTGTTCTTCACTCAATAAAAGCCGATGCCGTTTTCAAATGCACCTCAAGTGGAGATTTATATATTGCTGCCAAAGGCACAAGCATACTGCTTGCAAGCGGAACATCTTTAATAATGACAGAGTTAAACTAGGAGGAATTATGAAAAGATATGCAAGGCTGTCTCGATATGATCAAGTTGTAGAAGTATTTTTAGAAGGAGACTATGACATTAAATCAACTTATCCGAACGAAAAAATTGTAGAGTGTGACGAATTGGCAAAGCCTCTAATGTGGTACGTTGAAGGCAAGTGGATACAAGAAAACGAATATTCAGTTCCGACAATCCAAGGTAATCAACCGCTTAACGGCGATCAAGTTATAGACATTTTAAAATTTAATGGATATGAGGTGTGGCCTTTATGAGCATGACTAATACAGAAAAGTTTCTTGCAATGGGTTTGCATCACCTCCCCAAGGGAAGAAAAGTCAAAGTCCTTGTAAATGAGTTAGATTTGCTTGATGAAACGAAAGTCTATTTGATTAAAAACTTAGTCAATCCTTTTGGCACAACATCAGATCCTAGTTTTCATAATGCCAACACCTGTCTGGCTGTTCAAGAGGTTATCGGATTTACTGGCGGAGAAGTTGAGATTCACTACTCAAACGATTCATGGAAAAACGCTATAAAATATGCCAAAGAAAACAACATTAAAGTCATTGGACGATCTGCAAGCTTTTCTTTTTTAGGCGAAGAGGACGAAAAGATTATGCAGGATTTTATTGACTGGGGCGGTATATTTATAGCCTCAGCCGGAAATGACAGAAACAAAGACAACGCACCAACAGATGTGGTCAATAAATACTTTATATCAGTTGGTTGTGTCTTTGAGCCAGACAATAGCGAGTCAACAGTGGTTGTCTATTCAAGTTTAAAACTCCCATCGTTTGAAGAAGGCGTAAGCAACACTTACACAGATACCTCAGGGGCACAGCCTCAAGTTTTAGTCGTGGCTGCCATTATGCAATCGGTTTACGGTATGAACAAATACCAGTTTGAAAAGTGGTTGATTGCAAATGGAATAACCAACGTGCCAAACTTAGAAGTTGGCGAACGTCTAATGTATGTTCCAGTTCTTGAAAAAGTTGAACTTTGCAGATTTAAAATTGGTAGCACTACCGCCCTTGTAAAAGGTCAGATTATAACGCTTGACCAAGCGCCAGTGGTTGATGAAGATACAGACAGA